GTCAAACTCCGCCCGCGAGATGTTTCTACGCCCGGCCCAATCGATGGCCTCGGTACACGCGCCAACATGCAACAGGAAGGCGGCCCACGGCGTCTTGCTCACTTCGACCATGCGCCAGCCTCCCACTCCTCCACGGCCTCGGGCGTGACTTCGAGCACGGCCGTGATGTTGCGAAGCGTGATGTCGGCGGGTGGTCCAATGCGGCAGGACGCGGTAGGTCCGTTGGCCGCGAGCCCCATGAAGCCGCGGCAATCGGCCGACCAGTAGATGCACAGGCGCGACCGCTTGAGTGCGATGGTCTCGCCATCCGTCTCGGTGGCGTAGCCGAAGAACACGCCGCGATGGGCGGTGGTGACGATGACCGGCCGTTCCTTCTTTTTCGTTGCCATTGTTCCTCCTTGTGGTGGCTATGCGGCGCAGCCTGTGAGCAGAACGGCGAGCAGGGCGGTGACGGCGAGCGCGCGGGTCATGTGTTGTCCGTCGTGTGGATGGGCCACTTATTCCCGCCCGGCCGAGGTGTCATCTTGATGATGTCCGACTGCGCCACGGCTCCACACGATGAGCAGGTGTCCGGTGGCGGCGGGATAACGGAGTACCATGCGCCCCGCACCCCCATCACGCTACCGCCGCAGATTGAGCACGTCCCGACTCGTTGCATCTTGCTCCCCCTCCTGGTTGCGTGTGGTGCTGAAACGTGAACGTGAGTGCTGACCGGGCTTGATACCGGCTCCGGCTCGACCGATGCCCCCGTGGTCAATCCCGAGGGCTGGCCCCGGTCCCAATCGAATGACCGAGATCAGAGCGTGTCCTTCCACGCCGCAGCACTCACACTGCTACTCACCCCCCCCTCCCGTTCGGGCGTCACAGGCGCGGCGTGCGCCGTGCGCTCTGAGTCGGCACAGCGCAGGCAGATTCGGCCAGCGGGCACCGTTGTCATCTGAACACTTCGCCGTGGCGCGTCACCTCGTCCGCACAACGTCCTGTGACCGTCCCGCGAGAAGTGCCAGAGCGTGTAGAACGGCTTGGTCCACGTCGTCACTGGCCACCAGCGCACGAGGATCATCCCGCCGCTCCACTCTCGGGCGTCACGGGCGCGGCCTCTGGGTGTGCGCCAGCATGTTCGCGAAGTTCGCGGACTAGGCGTTTCCAATGCCACGCTAGAACGACACGCGCGGGCTCTCTAAAGCTGTGAAGTTCGCGCCGCGTAGTGGCCCATCGGTTGTAATACCAGCGCCCACAATCCCTACACGACGCATATGCCTCAATCCACAAAACGTTACGAAAGTGCCCGATCCTGTGGTGGGCGTGGCCGAGCCCGAAGTGCTGTACCGTTTTCGTGCAGAAAACGCTCATCCCGTCGCCCCCTCTGCGCGTGCGCGAATCGCGGCGGTGTTTGTGTGCTGGCGCATCCCCTCACGGATGCGGGCGGCTACCTTGTCGCGCAGCGCCATGCTGTTGACTGAATACACAAGGCGCTTATCCTCGGCAAATCCGTGCAACGATGCCGACGCATCGCTCCCGTTCCTCCGCTCTGGCCTCGTCGGCCGTCGTGCGGAGCAGAGAGGCGAGGGATGGCTCCTCTTTCGCTCGGCTCCAATAGACGGCCGGGAATAGTGGACTGGCCGTCGAGCGATGGCGCATGCGCGCGGCTTCGGTCTTCCACGAATGCTGCACCGTCCTATCCTGCATCGCGCACAGCCACTCCCGCGCCTTCTCGTCAGCCCAGTCAAGCATCGCTGCGCTCCTTCCGGGCCTTCATCCCGCCCGCCACGTCCGCAATCATCATGGCGAAGTTCGCCACGTCCGCGCACTCAGAACGGATGGACGCCGCCCACACCTCGCAGTCGTGGTCGTCGTATGCCGCTCGGTCATTCTCAGCAATCATCAGGGAGCCGATGGACTCAGTAAGCTCGCCCGTCTCCCGTAGCAACTTCCCGAGCAGGTCGGTGGGGAGTTCGTGCCGCCATCCCTCGCGGTCGCCCTTATCGCGGTTATCCGCGAGCCTCGCCTCCATCTCGTCGGCGAACGCATCCACCCACGGCCGCGTGGCACTCACTTCTCACCCCCTCGCCACGCAGACAGCGCAGCGGTCACCAGACGGCCGAGTACGCAGCGAGTCGCGTGGGCGTTCTCGCGGATGTTTTTGCACTCAGGGCAACGGTAGTTCGGCAGGCCCCACTCGATGTCCACCAGCGCCGCCCTCAACTCCGCCGCGTGGGCCTCGGCCGCGTCGGCACGGGCTTGGAGCGCAGCGACGGCAGCCGCCACCAGTGCGCGGTCAGACTCGCGGCGCAGCGCGTCGTCGGGCTCGCTCACGGCTTCGGCCCTCCCTCCGTCAACGCTGCGATTGCCGTGTCCACCTGTGCCATAACCGCCTTCACGCGCTCGGCAACCCCGCTCTCTGCATACCACTCGGAATCGAACGCCAAGGCGGCCTTGTTAGGGGACGGGCCGAATCCACACACGCCCTCTTGAATATTGTCTCCGAGCAGGACGCACCACTGGGTGCCGTCGCGGAACACGCGAGGTCTGAATACGACGGACGGCCGCGATTGCTGCTCCGCCGCCCATCCCCACTGCGAAATCAGCTCGTGCTGCCGTGCAATCGTCGCGTCACTGAGCAACTTTCGGCCCTCCCTCGGCGTTGTGCTCCGCGATGACGCGGGCGGCGATGCGCTGTCCCATGCCCTCGCTCCACTCGATGCCGCCACAATCGAACCCCGCCCGCACCGCGCGCTCCACCAGGGCGCGACGGTCGGCCTCCACGGCGCACCGCCAGCACGGCCAAAGCGCCAGAAGCTCGGGCGCGTGGCCCTTGGCGCAGGGGTACATGTGGGCGTTCAGTAGATTGCACAGTGCAACCGGGTCGGCTTTGAGAGCGGAAAGCTCGGCGCGAGAATCGCGAAGGTCGAACACGACCGCCCCGAACTCCTCGCCGTAGTTGCCGTGCGCCTCCAACGCCGCCACCGCCCGGGCGTCCTCGTCCTGAATCTCGGCGATCAGCTCCGCCAGCCGCTCATCGCTAATGCGCGTTGGGCTCACTTCGTCCTCCTCGGTGCTAAGTCTCAACGGCCGCAAGGGTGGCCGCCTCTTGGCTGAAATCGTGCATCGTCGCCTGAACTCTTTCAGTTGCTGTCACCAACGCATCGCAGAACCGTTCGACATTGGCTGCTAGCGCCGTAATGTATTCCTCATCACGCTTCACGCGCACCAGCGCCGGCGGCAGGTCGGGGTGGTAGGACAGCGTGTCCCACCAGTCGCGCCCGGTGATCCATAGCGCCCCTTGAACCTGTGGGCGATACTTGTCAGATATGCCACCGTCGAGCATGTAGCCAACGTGTACCGCCGGAGACGGGCACTTGATTTCCAGCCCACCCGCGGCCCCGACGAGGCGGTCTGGCGAGCACCCGGCCCGCCCATCGTCAGTAAGGCAGAAACCGACCGCCTCGGTGTCCACGTCGCGTTGGAGCTCGTACCAGGAGACGGCGTGCGATTCTAGCGCCTTGCCGCGCTCCATGAAGTCAACGCTCTCGGTGTTAAGCGGGAAGCCGAGGATCCGCTCCGCGACCAGTTCATGCAGGTAGGTGTCGGCGCTGGCGGACAACTTGCCTCCCGGCGTGACGATACGACCGAAGTTGCTGGCCGTTGGAATGCCTAGCCGGGCCGCGTGCCACTCGGCAGAGCCTTGCGGGAAGGCGTGAACGATCATGCCTTTTTCCGCTTCTGTTCCAGCGCGTTAACCGCCCGCACATAATCCGAGACCGGAATGGACGCGAGCGACGCAACGCCGAGCCACTTGAGCATCTTGGCCTTGTCGGCACCGACCTCCTCAATCAGCGCATCCAAAAGCGCTTCCTGTGACTGGCCAATCAGTTCTCCGACCCCTGGCCCTTCGGCGTCCGGCTCGGTGGTCGTCAGTCCGAGCACGGCAATCAGCGATTGACGCTTGGCGAACGTCAGCGCCGCCGCGTGTTGCTGTTGGCCGCTCATCGCCGAATCGGAGTCGGTAGGGCAGGAGAAATGCGATACGGCCGCGTGCCCATTGCGGTGCCTGAGCGTACAGGTTGCCGTAACCATCCTGTCGGTGAATGCCGAGTCCCATGAAAACGACATGCCAAGACCGTGCAGATGTGGCTTGACTGTCTCGGCGATCTGGTCCAGCTCGGCATAGGTGTATTGGAACGTGGCCCCGGTACGCTTGCTCGTGACTTTGGCTGTGCTCGACTTGGGGATGGCGGGGCACGTCGCTTGGAACTGTGCCATGGCGTCGGCAAACTCACGCGCCGCCGCACGGTCCTGCTCCGCATGAAACATGCGCTGGAGCGATTCCATGGTGTCAACCGCCATGCCTTTTTCGACAGCCTGCGCCATGAGCGCGAGCACGGCGGCCGGCCCGGACTGGATCGCGAGCGCGTGCGTCTTGCCGCCCGTCGATCCCGCGCGCAGCATCAGCTCCCCATCTTCCTGCGGCGCGGTCTTCATGACGACGTGCTCCGTCGGCTTCGGGGTCATTCTGCGTCTCCGTCGCCGTCGTCGCGGGCGTCGTCCTCATGCGCGTCACCCGACCCGTGGGGATAGAGCGAGTATTCTGTAATCGCGCGCGACCGCTCCACCGCAGTGATGATGACGAACAGGAGAAACAGCGTGGCCAGCACAGCTGGCCCCATGATCGGATGGTCCGACCACCACAGGAGCGCGGCTTCTGAAAGTTTGCTCATGGCTTCAGCTCGGCGCGAATCCTCGCGGCTTCCGCCTCGATGATGATCGCCTTGGCACGGAGCGCCCGCGCCTTATCCTCCAAGCGCTTCGCCTCGCGGATCTTCAGTTCGGCAACCTTCTGGCCAATCGTTTTGCGGGTCATTTCGCGACCTCCAGCGCAGCACGACGGATCGCGTCGAACTGCTCGTTGGTGACGTGCATCGTGAGAACGATTCGCTCGATGGTCGCGGAAGGCTCGGGCCGTCCATAGATGTTGTCCCCGAGCCCGTGCTTGTCGGGATCGAATGCGGGATTAGCCTCGTAGCGCTTCACGGTCAGCATGTAGAGCGGCAATGTCATTTCGTCCTCCAGTAATGTCATTTCGTCCTCCGTGCCTCAACATCGTCGAGCAGGCGATACGCATGCCCGTCTTGGTAGATGTGCACGCTGTCTACGCTGAACAATGCGCCTAGATAATCGCCACTCACCGGGTAGAGTTTCACTTGAAACGGCAGCAAAAACACTCTAGCGTCCGGCCGACTAACGGTGATCCTGAGCGTGTCGTGTTCCATGATGATCCGCCCGCTACCGTCCAACTCAATCGGCACCACGAGTGCAGGCGATTCCTTCGTGCGCGCACCGTCCAGCGCCCGGTCGCAGCCGATCCCCGCCGCACCGAACAGGGCCATGAGCAGCAGGGCGGCGAGGTACGCGCGCAGGAAGGTCATCACCCCTCCCGCTCGCCGCGTAGAACTTCCTCGTCGCGATGCGCATCGATCAGGCGGTCTACGGCGTCGGCCTCCATCTCGGCGTGGCAGGAGCCACAGGGCTCCCCGTCCAAGTCGCAGCACGGCTCCAGCTCGATGCCCAGAACCGCGAGCATTTCGCTGGCGGCATCGTCTTCATCGTCGGCGTGGACCCGGCGCTTCTCGATCGCGCCGCGCTGGGCCGGAGTGAAGATGCTGGCGATGTCGTGGATAACGACCGGGGTCCAGCGGCGATAGGGGCGGCTCATTGCGATTCTCCTTTCTCGCGGTAACAAATCAGGACGCCATGCATCACGTTGTCCACGAGGCGCTCGGGGACATCGGATGGCATGGAGCAAGCACCACAAGCGCAGATTGCCGGGGTCCAACTCGGGTCGCGAATCTTGTCGCTGCTGACGAAGGCGAGCACGTCGGGGCGGGGGGTCATTTGATGTCCTCCGGGTTAGGCACGCGCTTGCGGACGAGCGCGGCCATGTGTTTGTTCGCCTTCGCTCTTGCGGCGTCGGCGGCGGCGGCGAAGACGGCGTCGGCGGCGGCGTCGGCGGCGAAGACGGCGGCGAAGACGGCGTAGGCGGCGGCGTCGGCGGCGGCGGCGGAGACGGCGTAGGCGGCGGCGGCGGCGGCGGCGGCGGCGGGGTCGGCGGCGGCGGCGGCTTTTCGCGCCTGATTTACTTCTTGAATCGTCGCCGTGCCGTTAGCGAACACTCGTGCCACGCGGATCGCGTTTGCGGGGCGATCGTCATCGGGGTATCGCTTCGCATAGAGATGGAGCGATGTCTCGGCGCAGTCGCAGGCGAGCGTTACCATGATCTTTTTATCGGCCCCGAGCCTGTGCAGTAGCCACAGCATCCAATCCGGTTTCTCGCACGCATCCCACGCAGATTGCAGCGTGGCGTGGTCGGTGGACTTGAGCCATTCAATGGCCGCGGTGCAGGCTTCGAGAGTGCGGAGTTTGCAGAGCAATGCGTCGCGGGTCATTTCGGCCCCCGCTTGCGTGCGGCACGCTTGGCCGCGAGCGAGCGCCCAACCGCCTGCACGAACGTCGCGCCCATTGGCACGGCGAACACGGTACGGCGGCCCTTCTCGCGGAAGGTGATTAGGCCGGAGGGGTCCATCGTTACGGCGACCGGGCCGCGGCCGAAATCGATAACCCTGGTAACCGGCTTACGGAGGGTGGTCATCTCAACCTCCACGCTTGACCGCCAGCGGGCCTATCCCGCCGACACCCACAGCATACGCGCGAACAGGCTGGCCGTCAAGCTATTATTTTATTCGGCCTGCTTCGTGTTGTCCGGCTTACGCTTACGGCCCCTGCCGCCGCGCTTGCCGCCCTTGCGGCCGATGGCGCTCATCTGTTCTGGGGTGAGATTGCGGGCGCGGGCGAGGCCGCCCTTGCGGCCGATGCGGCGCAGATGTCTGCGGAGGAGTTCGCGTCCCGTCATGCCTGTAGGATAGCCCCAAGGCTGGTGCAGCGCAAGGCCCCTTGACTCGCAGGCGGCGCGGGCGGACAATACGGGTGTCGAATGTCGTCCCAGAGTCGGGCGGCGGCGCTGGACGTTCGACATCGCCTCCGCCCCGCAAGGGGCTGCGGGTGCCTCGGCCCGTCGCTCGATTCCGGGTAGGAACTCACCCGCACCCACAGGACCGAGATGCCCGCGACGGATCGCCGCCCCAGAGGATTCCTGTTCGAGCCCGCACGGTTCAAAAACGACCCCGCCGTGATGCGCATGAGCCCTGCCGCCCGCGGCCTCTACGCCATGCTGTTTTGCGAGGGCTGGGATATGCCCGAGGCTGGGGTCTTCCCGGCCGATGACCAGCTCCTGGCAGCGTTCGCCAGGACGGAGTTATCCACATGGTTGCAGTTGCGCAACGAGGTTGCGACAGCGTACGACACGGCTTCTCGGCCAGGTTTTTGGGTCCAGAAGGGGACGGTCGAAACATGCGAGGCCCAGAAGTTGTGGATTGACAGCAGGATAGAGTCTGGCCGTCTCGGGGGAATCGCTAGCGGGAAGGCCCGTCGAAGCACCCCTTCAAGCAGGGGTTCAACCACAGCTTCAAGCACACCTGAAGCACCCCTTGAAGCACCCCTTGAAGCAAAACGAAGCGGTAGGGTAGGGGTGGGTGGGGGTGGGGTGGGTAGGGTGTTGACTGAAAAAGCGAAGCGAAAAGATTCTGACTCTATGCCCGCATCAACCTCCGGTAACGGCCAAGTCCAAACCGTTCGCACGCGAACTGGAAAAACCCTCACCCCAGAAGCCAGTGCCCAGATCCAAGCCATGCGTGACGCCGGGCTCCTACCCCCCACCCCCCTCGCCGATGAGACCCACTTCGAGGCCAAGCCATGATCTGCCCACACTGCTCGAGGTCGTTCGAACCCACAAAGCCCTGGCAGCTCTACTGCGCCGAACGATGCCGCCGTAACGCCATGCGTAAACGCAAGCGCACAAAAACCCGCGCCGCTAAACCCCCCACCGTCTGCGCTCGATGCCAACGCCCGTTCCACCAATCCCGCTCGACCGCCAAATACTGCTCTGGCTCGTGCCGTACCAAGGCCCATCATGCCAGAGCCGGCCATAAGCCACTGCGCTGCCACCATTGCGGCGGCAAACACCTCGGCTCCGACTGCCAAACCAAAACGAACGGAATCACCAAGCTCTACGGCACCGTCGTGGACGGCCGCTACGTCCCACCGCCTGGCGTCAACGTTCGCATCATGCAGATTGACTCAATGACCCACGGCGATACGCTCACCAGGATCCTCAGGGAGCTTGACTCATGAATCACGAACGTTTCCACATGGGCACCATCGTCGTCATGATCGCGCTCGCCCTCGGCAATATGTGGGTTGCCAGACACGGGGGGCCGTGGGAATGGATCAACTGGACCGCGGCAATTCTATGTGCCATCTCGGCCGCACTCAATGGCTGGCTACTCAACCGGGACAGCGAGCCATGAACCGCATCCACTGGCCCACCGTCGCCACCTGGTCCTTTGGCCCAGCATGCTGGATCGCATTCATCGCCTGGCTGGTGCTACGATAAGCGCATGCCTTCAGTTTGCTCGGTGTGCCCGCACGAAAAGCGCCGGGAGATTGACAAGGCGCTCATCCTCGGAAAATCCGTGCGCGGCACTGCGCGGCGGTACGGCATCACCGACGATTCCCTGGGTCGCCATCGCTCGTGCATTGCCAGCGCGCTGGAGAAAGCCGATCGAGTCACCGCGGGCCGCGTGCTTGGGTACGTCGAGAATCTGGTGCGCAAGCTGCAGGACATGGCCGACGAAGCGCACACACAGAAACAGGCCGCGGCGTTTCTCATGACAGCGCGCGAACTGCGGCCCACCCTCGAACTCATGGGAAAACTCAACGGCGAGATCCAAGCCGCGAGCGTCGCCGCGTTCATGGCGCAGCTTGGCGTGCAGTCGGAATCCGAGGTCCGCGATGCGCTGCGGCTGACGCGCTCGGCGCAGCAGCCATCGCTCGAGGAGTGCCGGGAAGAACTGATCGCCCTTGGGCGCATGGTGATCGCCGAGCGGCCGGAGTGGCAGGCGGGGATCGTCGCGCAGCTCGGAGGGCGGCTGTTGTCTGGGGCGAGCGGTGGCGCGGCGCTAGAATCGCACCAGACGAACGGGAACGGCCCGTCCGGCGACTTTGTGGCGGGGGCATGATGCCAGGTCCGGCCTGTATAAATCATTGGGGTTTTCGCGTTGGCACGCTTATACGCGCCACGAAGGCCCCTGCTAGGCGATTCTACGCTAGGCACATAACTTGCCCGCGCGCGATGTTGTCCACATGAGCGCAGACTTCTGGGTGGCGTTTGGGCTCCTGGCGTTCACCGTCTGCTTCGTCGTCGTGCTTTTCACCCCGGAGAAACGCAAATGAATTGGCTCGGACGAATACTCGTAGGCTCCCCTACGCTCACCGTGACCTCCCCCGCTGCGGGGCGTTGCCCAAGGTGCCAGGCGATCGAGGCGACGCGGGTCTGCTCTATCGTGGGCTGGAAGATGGCGGAGGGAGCGGTTGTGGTCGCGGAGTCGGGTTCCAGGTTCTCCTGCCAGCGGTGCGGCGAAATCTACTCAGTGGGTCCCGCCGGCGTGTTCCAGCATCACGCGGAGGCCCTGCCACCGTCGCCCAAATGGCGCGAGTCCCTGCCGGCGCCCGAGAGGAGGGTTGTCGCGCCCAGCCCCAGGCGTGACGATCCGCTCATCGCCAAAGAGCGGCCCCGTGCCTGAGTGGTTGCGGCGTCTCGTGTCTGACTTGGTGGTGGTGTTGGCCGCCTCCCTGTTGTGGGTGGGGCTCTTTCTCGTCATGGAGCGATTCTGGTGAACCGGACATGCGTCGAGTGTGGTCGGCCGATCCTGCCGGGCCATGTGGTGGTGGCGTTCTGTAGTCGCAGAAACGGTACGCTCACGATGACGCCGCACATCTACCACGCCCACTGCTTCGATGCGAAGATGGAGTGCCCGCCACGCTGTACGATCGTGAGACGCCGGGGGGGCGAGGTGGCAAGATGAAGCGCCGCGTGCCGCTCGGTTTCATCAAGACACCGCTAGGCAATGTGCCGGTCAAAAACGCTGCGGTCGCGCGAACGCTTGAGCAACAGCAAGCCCAGCTCGCCGAGTGCGGGCGGCATCTCAAGCAGACGCGAACGAACTGGCAAGAAGCGATCCGCGACCTCCACGCGACGCGACTCCAGCTCGCGGCGTTGCAGAATCACTGGTGGACGCGGCTCGGCGAGGCCATGGGCGTCAAGAAGCGTACCGCTTGACCATCGCCGTCCCTGAGTTGGGGCGCCGACTGATCCGCGTCAAACAGGGCCTGGCGCTCCGTGAGCGCGACCCACTGGCCCTATGGCACCATTCCTCGGAGCAGTCGCGCGAGGCGACGGCGCTGACGAATGAGGTTGATGAAATCCATGCCCGCGCTGCGAACAAGGGTGGCAAGACCGAGTGGGAATACGCCGTCGGCCTAGCCATCCTCCAGAAACGCCCATCGCTTGATGGCGTGCCGCTGCCGCAATGGCGCGGCCGGGTCGAAGGCGTCTCGCTCGAACTGGACCACGAGCAGCAGAAGCTTTCCTCGCAACAGACCATTTTGCGCCTGCTCGGCAAGTGGCCGCATCACGCGAAGCACGTCGGTGATGCGTTGAAAACCCTACGCATCATGCCGGTGAGCGGGGACGCGGACGAATCGCGGTGGTCCACGCTGACGTTCATGTCACAGAAGAACATGAGCACCGGAAAAGGCATCCGTGCCGACCTGGTGCTGGGCAACGAGCCGCCACGCGAGGACATCTGGCGCGAAATGCGCAAAGCCGCCCATGCGGGCCGGCGGATCGTGCGGATTATCGGCGAGACGCCGACCAAGCGGCGCGAGTGGTCATGGATCAAGGATGATTATGGCGATTGCCCGCGCGACTCGATCCGCCGGCAGCAGAACCGCGCCGAAGTCCGCTGGTCACTCCACCACAACACCGCCCTATCGGCAGACGAGACCAAGGCATTGCTCGCCGAATACTGGGGCGATCCTTCGCGCGAATACCCCGCCGACCCACTCTACGACGCGCGCGTGTTCGGGGACTACATTGACACCACCGGCCTATGTCCGTTCGACATCGTCGCGCTGAACCACATGCTGGAGGAATGCATCCCACCGTCCGAACGCCAATGGACGATCACCCGCGAGGTGGATGGAGACGACGGCCGCGTCAAGGCGCAGACTAAAGTGCTCATCTCGGTCCTGAAAGACCCCGAGCCAGGCAAGTCGTATTACCTGGACGTGGACCCCTCCAAGGGCATCAACGACCGCAGCCACGACCCTGGCGGGATTCTTGTCTCCGAGATGGGTAGCGGTGAAGACGTGGCGATGTACGAGGGCTATGTCGGCAGTTACGGCCTGGGATCTCTCGCGGCGGGCCTGGCGAGGCAATACAACAACTCGCTCGTGGACCCCGAATCCAACTCGGGGTGGGCTGAGGGCGTGATGCGCGGGCTCGGGGATGCGGGCTACGGCAACATCGCCCGAACGCGCAAGATGGGCACCGAGGGGCGGTGGGAAACCTTGTGGGGATTCGCGACGACGGACGTGACGCGCCCGGCGATGATCGAGGAAATCCAATCATGGGCCGCCGCTTATGCATCCGGTATCCACTACGCGCCCTGTCGGTTCCGGCGCATCATCGAGACCCTGCTCGACGTGATTCTGGATGAGAACGGTAAGCCGGTTGCGTCTCCTGGCCAGCATGATGAGTTTATGATCTTGAAGGGCCAATCCCTGCGCAAGACCGTCGCGCGGCGCCTCGATCAAAACCTGGCGCGGCCCGCAAGGCTGCTACCAGCCAAGCCTAAGGCCGAACAAACACTGGACGACCTCATCAAACGGGCAGTCAACGGCCACGTTAGGATCGGTGGCGGGGAGATCCCGACGCCACGATCAAGACCTCGCGGATGATTGGGCTTGACATCGGGCACGCGGGAGTTGCACCGTTGCTAGTGGCTGGCTGCCACTTGCGGCGGAATACCGCCGTTCAGGGAGGGTTAACGCGCATGACGCGCATCAGTTGGTTGGCTTCAGCATGTCTCGCGATGGCGGTCGCTCTGGCGGTCGCCGTTTTTTGCTCCACGCCGGTGTCGGCACAGGATCTGTCTGGCACGCGCGAGTCCAGGCTCGCGTATGAGACCATGATCATGCGGAGCACCAACGCCGCTTCGGCGGTGGCGCTGCCCGCTTGGAATGTCCCTCAGGGCCATTCGGCTTTCCTCGACAGCAGCGTGTTCCGGCGCGGGGCGACCACGCGCACGGTCTACGACACCAGCATGGCCTACGCGCGCGCGCACTTCGCGTTCCCTCCCATCCTCGCGCCAGGATTGGGCCTTGCGGTTCAGGATAGCGTCCTGCCGTGGATCGTGGTGCGGGTCGGTCAGGACACCACGTCCTACGCCTTCGCGGGCACGAGTGGCGGGGTCACGGACACCATTAGGGTCGCCATCGAATGGAGCGATGACGGCAACAACTGGTTCCGCATGCCAGGCACACCCACGCACCGATTCGATACGGTCTTCATGACCAGCGGGCAGGACGGGCTCCAGTCGCCCACCCTGTTCGGAGTCGAGATCGCGCCCGGTCAGGATCGGGTTGAGATCCCGATCAAGTGCCGGCAGTCCACCTACAACGGGGCCGACTTCATCACCAACCTGACCTCGTGCATGGCGGGCAACTACCTGCGCTTCATCATCGGCGGGGCGTACAGCGGCCAGTACAAGCTTTCCATCGCCTCATGGGTCAAGGACTGACCACCTGACCATGCCGGGCCTCGTCAACAGGAACGGGGGGGCGCTCCGGCGTCACCCCGCTTCCCATGCCTGACGAACCGCTCGGCATCTGCCAGCAGGTTCGCGACCTTCGCGAGGGGGCGCTCCCATACTGGCGACCACTATGGGACGCCCGTCGCGAGGAGTTGGATTTTCTTGACGGCGACCGCTATGAAAACGATTCAGGGCCGTATAACCGGGATCGCCGTAAGCGTCAGTTCCGAGGCCAAGAAACTCGCAATGTCGGCCGCAACAAGGCAGCCACGGCAACCACGGCGCCGCGATCGATCGAAGCTCTCCCGGTGGACAGGAACACCGACCCCGAAGACGCAGAGATCGCCGTCTCGGTCTTGAACTGGGAGTTGGGCCATCCCCAGAAGGGCTTCGACGATACGCTGGACTGCGTCGTGCAGGACGCCATTGATGCCCGCGCCGGGTGTGCCATGCTCGACTTCAACCCCGACCTGGGATCGTTCGGCGGCGAGACGTTTTGGCGCTGGAAGGATCCCAATCTTGTCATGTTCGAGCCCGGCTTCGAGGATCCTCACCACATGGAATGCGGCTGGCTGCTCGAAGCCCAGAGAATGCCGATTCGGAAACTCAAGGCGATGGGCAAGCTCAAAGGCAAAGCCAAGTGGTACGGCACCGAGCACATTGTCGGCGACGCTTCGGCGTCTTCGGTCTTTCCCGGCGAATCTGCAACCAACCGAACGACCCGTATGGGCGTGCCGGCCGAAACGATCGATGACGATCATGTCTGGGTGTTCTTCTGCTGGTACAAGAACGACGAATCCACCTACCGGAGCATGAAGGACGAACAGGAAATCGCCCCCGGCGAGCGGTATATGGGTTGCGATGACCCGGAATGCAGCTACCGCTCGATGACACAGGATGAGCTGCTGACGGAGGGCAAGCTCGAAAAAGGCGAAACGCTGCCCGATGAAATGGACCCCTGCCCGCTCTGTGGCGGGCATTTGTCCCGGCGCGACATTCGAGCGAAAGAAGAAGACGTGCTGGCCTATCCAAGAGGCCGGCGGCTGGTGATTCTGCCGGCGCTACAGCGCCTGCCCGATGACGAGCCGTTCTACGACGGAGCCTGGCCGATCCCCACCGCTCGCTCATTCCCCGTCCTGTGGATAACGGCCTACCCGAAGGGCGGCCGGCCCATGGGCGAGAGCGATACAACGCTCAACTGGGATGCTCAACTCGCCTCGGATCAGCTCCTGACCATGGCGTTCGATCGCATCATGTCGCACCAGACCTATTACCTGATGCCGTCGGTAGGCATCAACGATGCGGCCGGCAAGCGATTCGAGTACCGCGACGATCAGTTCAACGTCATGTTCGCGGATATGTCCGACGTAAACCGCCCGGCGCCCGATGTCAAAATCATCCAGGGCGCATCGCTTGATCCCGCGTGGAATGCCTACTGGGGTGCGGTTCAGCGGACGCTGTTGGGTCCACAGGGCACCAACGACATGGGGTTGACGCCGGACAGCAGCAAGAACATCGCCGCCTCGACCGTTGCGCAGCTCGATCGGATTGGCAATATCCCGGTCGCGCACTTCGTCCGGCGCAAGAATCGCGCGCTCGGCAAGGCTTATGGCGTTCACTGGGACTATCTGCGCTTCACCTACACTTCGCGCCGCCTGGCGCGGCTCCAGTTCGGAGATGAGCAGATTGTCGCCAAGCTGAGGGGTGACGATCTGCCCAACTTTGATTTCGTGGTCTCAGAAGCGCCCCCCTTTACCGGGCTCGAGAAGGCGCGGGCAGATGCGGCGCAGGTGCTGATCCAGACCGCAATGAATCAGCCGCAATGGCTGGATGTGGTAGCGGAGGTCAATCAGTTCCCACCCAGCATCGTGCGCAAGGTTAAGCAGCAGATGGCGCGACAACAGCAAGCGGCGGAACAGGCCGCGATGAATGGTCCAGCCATTCCGCCCGAACTGGGTGGAGGATTCATGGAGGAACCGAATCCGATGGATATGGTCCGGCAGTCCTCCGCTCCCGATGCACCTGCGGCCATGCAGGCCGCGTAACTCAAGAGAGGAACACATGCCCGACAAGAAGCCGGACGAGACGACGCGGCCGGGGCAGACTGACGACACCGAATCTCGCGAGACGACCGAGAATGGTGGGACGCAGACTGCTGCCGAGCGGGACGCTGCGGACGGTGAGGGGACCGATTACAAGGCCCTCCATCTCGCCAACAAGCAGACCATTGAGGACCTGAAGCGCGAACGCGATGAGGCCATTGCAAAGGCTGCGTCCGGCTCCCAGCCAGTCGCCGAGACGCGGATGCAATCCGACATTGATGCGCGCGAAGTCCGCATGATGGAGCTGCGTCGGCTAGCCCCGGTTGATGCGGTGGCAGCCGAAGCACTCGCTCAATCTGAAGACATCCAGCAGATGCGACAGGACACAATGGATGCGCTAGCCCTCACCCGGCTCCCTGAGGACAAACAGGGGCCTATGGCCGAGTTCTACGAGAAGAACCGCCGGCACTTCCGATCCATGGCCGAGTGCATTCGCTACGTCAAGGGACGGGAAGCCGAGTCGAAAGTCTCGGTGCTGGAGAAACGGATCGTGGAACTGGAAAAGGTCGGCGTGGGCAGTAAAGGCGAGGAGGAGGAGAGGCCGGTTCGGACCTCAGGGCGTGACGTTAGCCGTAACACGCTCAAGGCCCAGACCATCACCCGAGAGGCGTTCCATCAGAAGCAGGCGGAGCTCAAGGAGGCGGGGAGATTCGATGAAGCCCGCTCCGAGCAACGCAAGCTGCGTGATGGGAGGTTGGTCTTGAAGGGTTGATGGCCGTCAACCAATAGGAAGGGAATCCCATGGCGGCAGGAGCATCAACCGCCTCACCCCCGGTCCTCACTCCGGGTAGCAATCACGTCAACTACGAAACCTGGTCGGAGTCCGTCGAGGACGGCACCTACCAGAAGCAGATGGTTCTCCCGCGCTACAAGGACGTGGGCCGGCCGTATTCGCTCATGACCATCAACAAGTGGGCGCGGGTGGACTCGGTAGCTCTTGCCGGCACCTCGGTCGGCACGGGGCTGACCTACCAGGATCCGGTCGCGGCACCGCCGACGCTCAATCCGGCGGGCATCTACGTCGCGCTGGCATGGTCGCAGAACGAGAACGCCGAGAATCCGTACAACATCGACTCCGATCTGGCATCGGAAGCCGAGCGGGCGCTGGCGGAAGGGAACGACGAAAACGGGGCGCTCCAGTTTGCCTCGCTGACCGAGTTCCGGGGCAATGGCGTGGATGATGTCACGTCGGCCTTGCTTCGTAACGCGCAGGCCCTTCTGACACGCAACTCGAACGGCGAGATCACGCCGGGCGGAGAGAAGGAGATCTATCTCATCCTCGACTCCTCGCAGTATCCGGCGACCATGAGCATCGAGGAATACGCCAACGCCGAGGCGCGCGGCGACGATGAGAACCCCTATGTCAAGGGTGTATGGTCGAAGGGTGGCGGGCATAACCTGCTGTTCTCGACCGTTCTGCCCACGGACGGCAATGGCACCCACGGCTGTCTGTGGGTGCGTGAAGCGTTCGGCGTGGGATGGAATGTCCGCTCCATGATCGAGCGGCAGAAGGAAGAACTCCAGCAGCGGTTGATTCTGTTCAATCATCTCGGAACGACCATCATCCACAATCTGCGGGCGGTGAGCGTTCGTACCGGGAACACCATCGCGGCCTAAGCGGTCGCGCGGCGAAGCGGGGGCGACGGCAGGGAGCGCCCGAACCCCCGTGGAACCGTCAAAGAAAGGCTCCCAACAGCCATGCCGATCCAAAAGCCGATCCACCTGCCGATA